TTTCTGAATAATAAGCATCTTGGGCAAATTGATATTCAATCCCTTCATGTAGTTCATCCCAATCTTGGGCTGTGATAACACCCTTCAAGATGAGCTGTGTTTTCATTAAATCATCAAACAATTTGGTGAATTGGCGGCGCAACTTGGTAATAAATTTTGTGAACTTCAATTCATCACGATTGATTTCTGCGGCCCGACCGAAATTTAATCCAGTTTGTTGTTGTAACCGTGATACAGGAACATATAAACTTTCATACAACTTACGTTGGAAATATTCAATGTCAGCAATCTCACCCAAGTTCTGACCACCGGGTAATGTGGTGATTTCTGTTCCTTTGCCGCCTTCACGACGGGGCAACCAGAAATCTTCCAACATGCTCATAGTCTTTTTATCATCTCGAATTTCACCCGTTGATGCATCATACACCAACTTATTGCGATACCGATTCATGATGTCTTTCAAATATTGTTCGGCTTTCAATTTCGGAAGATTGCCGACATCAATGTAAAATATTCTTCTTTCGGGAGCTCTGGCTAATCGGTAAATCACCAAAGCATTTTCCATCATACGCAACTGATTGGCTGGCTTGATGGCTTTGTGGAGATAACTTAACACCATGTTGTTATCAACATCAAACAATCCAGAAGGAACATAACAAATGGCATCATTTGTGATTTTCAATCCTGTGTTGTTTGGTACACTCATGGCGGAAGGAGAAGCAACATAAATGCCCTTCTCATTATATACGAAATATTCTTCTACACTCTTTACAAATTCCACGCCAGTCTTTACATCTTTTTCTTTATTAACATTACGAATTTTTTTAATCTTTCGTGGATCAATATACCGAATATCGGTGATACCCATTTTCGGTTTTGATGTGTCAATCACTTTATGAAAATAAACTCGTCCGTCAATATACCAACGGCGGAAATAATCTTGTGCTCGTTCTTGAAACTTTAACAGTTTTGTAATGTTATGAAATTCTTCTTCAATAGATTTTTTAATGGAACTCGGTGCCTTTAAATTATCTAATTTAATTTCTATAGGCTTTTCATTTTCTAAATTGGCAATCGCCTCGTTCACAATGTCATCAATGGCAGCATCTACATCGGCCATGAGAGCGGTATCACGATATCGTTTGATAAGTTCCGATTCGTTTTTTGCAGCCCCGTCCAGGTCCAGGTAGGTACCGTAGTACCCACCTGCCCGGATGGTGTCAAGGGATCCATCATTAGAAGGGGGCACAAACGAACGTTCTGTTTGTGCCGGTTCCTTCTTTTTGATGCTGTATCCAAATATATCCATAATATGTTTACCTAATCAAAGTATTAAACGGGAGTTACATCAAAATGCGAATATTGGAATGTCACAGTGAATTCTGAAATCACATCGTTTTGACTGTAAGCTAATGGAATTTCTGATACAGTGATTGGGAAAGAATTACGCAACACATACTTACGTAATTGTACATCGTTACGATCCAATTGTTCACATTCTAAATCGCATTGGTATGCTGTTGGTGTCAATAAACCACCGTTGTTTACACGGTCATTCATGGCATTTGTCCAACGTTCGAAGTATTGACGTAACTTCAAATCTGTTGCGTTGATAATAGTGATAGTCCAAGGATCGAACACACGTTCGCCGGCCAACTTTACATCACGACCGCGATATGCTACGATTGTTGGGTTCACGTTAGAAGCAGGTAGAGCAGCGGCTGTAACCAACAATGAATCATCAGAAGCAGCAGCACCTACTACAGAAGGCCAAGTAAGTGTTACTCTGAATTGGTTGGGACGGACGCCACCTGCGCCTAACTTATTTCTAAATTGGGTAATATCCATTTGTTTCTTCTCCTAGAAGTTAATTAGTTTAGGCGCCTACGACTTCTTCAAAGCTTACACCAGTACGTGTTGCAATGAAGTTCAACTGCATGAAGTTGATGGAACGTGCTGGCTTGATGTAAATGTCAGCAACGAATTCGTTACGGTCAATGACTTCGCCTGTGTTGTTTGTTTCATCACATACCACCTTGAAATCATAGATACCACGACGACCCTTCACATCTCTCAAGAATGGTTCTACCAAGTTACGGAATTGAGCACGTGTGAATGCATCGTTGAATTCAAAGAGTTGGTACTTACCAGCTGTGGCAATTGCCTTTTCTAGTACGATGAACAAGCGACGTACATTGATGCGGTCAAAAGCTGATGGCTTGGCAAGAAGAGTCTTGTCGCCAAAAAGAACAGTGCCTTCGCCCAAGAATGTTACTACTGGGTTCACGCCTGCCTTATACAAGTTATCACGGTCTGTCTTGTCTGGTGAATATGCCAACTTCACAACATTCTTGATTTGACCACGGTTTAAACCACCTGGTGAGAACCAAGGATCAGCTACAGTGTCAGTACGTGCGCAAAGACCAGCTAAGTCAGCATTTAATGCTACCCAACGATACTTGTCATTATACTTGTCATATTGATACTTCCAACCTGTATCCATGACGCCGTATGATGAATTTACATTGAATAAAGCAGCTTGACGTTCAGCAATAATATCATCAGCTTCATCACCTGAATTATTGTATACTGCACCTAATGTAGGTGATACGAAAGCTAAACAATCCATACGTGCTTGAGCAATGTTTTCAACAATGTGCTTACCAACTGTTAATGAATTTGGACCATTGAAGACCAAGTTAACATCAACACGTTCTGCGTTAGCAAAAAGATCCCAGCCTAATATCTTAGATGCATCTGATGGATCATCATCTGAAACACCGCCTGTCAATGAATAATCATCTGCTCCTGTGGCAGTGAATGATGTATTTTGAGCAGAACTTCCCCAGTTACTACCCGTTGGATGATCCATCCAATGAATGTAACGACTACCGCGAAGAACTTCTAAATAGTATGCCATTGAACCGTCGCTCTTCTTGGCATCAGCTGCCTTAGATAAGAAAGCAAACTTTTCAAGAATGGTGCCTGCTGTGCCTGTCCATAAACCATCTTCATCCACAACTACAAGATGAATTTCATCGTTCATTCCACCTAGAGCTTCAACATATGAAGAGGTTCCAGGCGCTGAATCAAATTCTGCCTTATGTTCCCATTCAGTTGTTGGGCCTGATGATACGGCAGCTCCTGTTACTGCAACAGCAGCATTAGCTGCTAAAATAATACTATCATCGTCTGTAATTGTTGCAACTGTTCCAATAACAGTGCCTGTAGAATTCTTTAATACATCACCAACTAACACTTCAGTTGTAAACGATGTACCAGAACCATTCACTGCTGTTGAACCAGTTGTTGCAGTTACAGTACCTGTTAATGTTCTACGAAAAGCTGAAAAATCAGCTACACTTACTTTTAATGAGTTTCCAAGAGCACCTGGGAACTTGGCAGCAAATTGACCTACTGCACCTGAGCCATCAGCATATGATGCTTCCCATTGTGTTTCGTTTTTAATTAATAATGCTGTACCTGAAGTAACAGCGTTTTTAGCTGCAGTGCCTACTACACGAACTGCTTTTAAATTGTTAGCATAACTCAAGAAGTTTGCTGCTGAAAACCAACTGGAAGCAACTGTATCATTTGGTTTACCAAATGTGCGAACTAATTCGCCTTCGTTGCTAAGTGTTGTGATTTCATCAACTGGACCCCATTGGAAAGCTCCGACGTAACCACCGATTGAGGTGGCAACGGCGGGAACAATACCCGTTAGGTCTTTTTCAACTACGAGTACGCCAGGTGATAATTGAAATGCCATGTTATTCTCCTGTTATTGATTTTAATCTTGTTGCGTAACCATTATAATGTTTACTAAGGTTTGAAATATTTATACATTTGCGAAACTTTACCTATCGTACAATTCATTCCATGGCAATTTTCTATCGGTTGACCAGACAATATTGTTTTCAACAAACGTCGGTTCTTCGTTTCCTGTGTCAACAAATCCAAAAGGTGTCAGTTCATCTTCAATTTGAAGCATTTGCTGTTTATAGATTCGTTCACGCACATTCACATCCGTGAGTTCTTTGAAATACTGATTGGTGGACAACCATCCAAATAATACTAAAGTCATAACCAAATCATCATGATACCCCTCATCCGCCATATATGTTCCATTCTTTTCAACAAATGTTGATAATTCATGAATGGTATCGGCGTCAAATATATTTAGTTTTTTCTCTTCGAGCAGGCTCTTGATTGCGAAACACCCCTGACGTTTAACAGACTTAGTAGTACGAACACCCAACGTAGTTGTCTTAGCAAAACCCGGACTAATGTATGTCTGATTGTTCTCTTTAATTGTGGTAAGAATGTTCTCATATTCATGTTCAACATGTAAAATGTCAGCTATTTGTCCTCCAATATCATTGGTTTCTACCAAAATGAAGGCATTGTTATAATCTTTTGCTGTTTTCAC